TCAATGTAATGGATCCAAGATCTAAGGGTACCATTCACATATAACCTAGAATTAGTCAATCCTTCTGGTAATACAGCACGTGCTTGTTCTTTAGCGATGCCATTTTTAATTGCCCACTTATAAACATCTTTGACGCTTCACGTATTACAAAATCTAAGTCTTCTGTAGGATCTGCATATCTTTGAGAAAACTCTTGGAATGAGAATGATCTATGTCTTAATAGTTGTCTTGCAATATCTCGAGTTGTTTCAATCTCTAGACAAGCAGATACCATTTCGAAGGGTGACCAGTGTTTGTGTTTTGCGAGATAGGCAAGTAACCTTTCTGACGTTGTTTGTGAATAAGAAATCAATCGGGCTTTCATGTTTGTGGATCCTGACCTGGTTGGTAATATTGTTGCTCTTCTTCTGACATCGAGCTTTTAATAGCATCTTTGAGAATCTCGTTAAATCCTCTATCTAAGATCCATTGTTTAGCCTGTTCATCCATTTCTAGACTAATTATATTTTGATCTGAGTCATAACTAATAACTTCTAATTTCATAATTTCCATCCATCAAATTTTTCACTTGATATTCTACCACCAGCATTTGACTTATCAAAAACCGGAGTATCATCAACTAATTGTGGTTCTTGGGATTGATCCACATCATATAGTCTCATTCTAGATCTATCTATACCGACAACAAATCTTTTATAAAGCGTGGGATCATTGTAACGATTCTTAAGCTGCTTGACCAAGAGTTGTCCATCACGTTCGAGCTCTTCAGTGGAGATGAGTGCAAACATAAGATCGGCGGTAGCGGGTAGTCCAAAAGATTCGGACGTATCTTCAAGCCCAACATCCGAATTACCATAACCCGAGCGAGTCGTTTGCGTTGCAGAGAACACCGGCACGTTGAACTCGACTGCAAGGCCACGTAATTCTTCAGCAATTGCTTTAATGTAAGTGTATGAATTGATCGATCCTCCCATAGCTTTCATTCTTGAAGAAGAACAAATATTTAAATAATCAACAAAAATCATATCTGGTTCAAATTGTTTCTTTAATTTCAACTCATTCAATAGAGCTCTAAAGTGCCCTGCATGAGCTGATCCTGTAGGATATTCTTTAACAATAAGTCTACCAGTTGTTTTACGTGAAAGATCTGCAATCTTAGCAGTAAACATATCTTTTGACATCTTATCTAGTTGGTCAATAGGTACATTCAATAAGTTAGCATCAATTCTTTCAGCGATACGTTCTTCAGCCATTTCCAAAGTAATATAGAGAACGTTCTTACCATCTACCAAAGATGAGGCAGCAAGATGACACATGAACAAAGACTTACCCACGCCAGTGCCAGCAAGAGCGATGTTAAGGGTCTTGTTCGGTACACCGCCTTTAGTGATCTTATTAAAGTAGTCAAGGTCGAACGGGTGTCTATCTTCTTCTTGGTGATAGAACTCAAATCGTTGTTGTGCATTGTCGACATAATCGTGGCCAACGTTTGTGTCAAAGGCAACTCCCAGAGCCTTCGTAAGAAGGTCTGGGAGCGCGTTCTTGGTCAAGGTGTCATGTTTGCCGTCAATAATTGAAATTGACTCCATGACCGCGTTATAGATAGCACGATCTTGGCACCACTTTTCAGTGTTGTCAAGCAACCAAGTATCGTCTACCTTATCTCCAGTAAACAATTGACTAGCAATCTCTACCGCGGCAGTGAATGTATCACCACTAAGATTCGAGTGTTCGTTGAGTTCTACAAGGAACGCTTCTTGAGTTGGTAGCGTATTGTATTTCGCAACAAACTTACCAGCTTCTTTGAATAGAGCTTTATAAGCACCTTCAAAATAATCTGGCTTAATAAATGGTAACACCTTACGCATGTAATCTTCATTAGTTAAAAGATTTCGTAAGATTGTTTGTTCAATTCGTAAGTTCATCTCCAGTGTCCCGATCATATGCTTTTACAAAGCCTTCTTCAAGGCCCATTTCAATAATAGTCAATAATATATCACCTACATGATGTTGTAAATCTTCATCATCTTCAGTGAGCATTTCATCGGGTGTTTCTACAATTCTAAAATCATATGTAAGAGATTCTTGTTTATCATCATATCCAACTTGTCCAAATACTACAGTAGTTTCAGGGAAATCCCCAGTCAATAAGCGAATAGCCCACGAATCAGGATGTTCTTCATGGTGGACTAGTTTAAAGTCTTCATTCTCCTTCAATGACATCATCAACCTCGAATACTTTAGCCATTCGATGGTTTAGCAACATAGTTACCAGCTAATGCTAGATCTAGTAGACCTGATAACTTACCGACGCCACCTTCCCAAGACACTGAAATAGGGATCTTTGATTTCTCTTTAAGATAACGAGATTTCTCAATATTAATAACAAAGTCGTAACCGGTAACTTCGGTCCCTGTCTTGTTCTGGCGACGTCCAATGATCCAGATGTTGTCGGCTGAATAATAGATTCCGGTACCACCCGAGACAACAGCTTTAGGGAACATTCCAATTTCCATATACGTATGATTTACCGCAACCATCGGAATATCTTTCATTGCGAGATATGGTGTTACCATACGGAATAGACCTTTAAGTGCTTTTGCACGAGACATATCTGCTACAGATTTCTCATTCAAAGCATCTTCTAATTCTTTCTTAGAAGCTAGGTTACCAACAGAATCGATAACAATAATTACACGTTCACCACGGTCAATTGCTTCAAGCTGATTAACAATATCAAATTTAAGTTCTTCAACATTTGTAATTGGTGTATGAATTACTCGAGTTGTATCGATATTGAATTGCTTGAAGTAAGATTGTGGTGAACCAAACTCTGAATCATAGAACAAAAGAACAGCATCATCGTATTTTCGTAGATAAGCTGAAGCCATGATTAGAGCAAAGGAAGTTTTAAAGTGTTTAGATGGACCAGCTAGTACTGTTAGTCCTGGTGTTAGTCCACCATCTGGATCACCTGACAGTGCAACGTTAATCATTGGCACATCTGTGGGGATCATATCTTTATCGTTGAAAAATTTAGAATCTGCAAGAATTTCTGTTTGCTTGACTTTAGAATTCTTGAGAAGTTTATCCATAATTGACGGCATTATATACTCCTAATATTGGGTCTGCTTTAGAACCACCCTATGTGATTCAGTTATTTTACCCTGTTCAATTTGAGCGTTGAGAGCTCGGCTAGACCATACTGTGTAACCCTTACCATTTGGTTTGACTACCCAATAAGCGTTATTAGCTGAAAGCGGGACATTTCGATTCGGCATAATTATCTCCATTTAAAGATATATTATACCATAAAAGAATCCAATTGTAAACTGTTTTTTTCGTAATCTAAGGTTTGAGATTTATTATCTTGAACTAAAAAATTCGTTTCAATTAAACGATTATGAGATCTACCTTCAACAAAAGACTTTACTTCTTTTGCCATATCATATGCTGTTGAAACTGGAACGTTCTGGCATATATGATTCAAAGTTGATAGACCACCTTTTAATTGAAAATCATTTGGCATCTTCATAATAGCCAAACATTCGCGTATAGTCAAGTACCGATCTTCGTCGGGATGCGTGAGAGAAGTTGGCATATGACCAACAAAAGCACCGATATAATCCTTAGGGATCTCGGTATTCTTTCTCATAATATTACCACCAGACATAAGCTTATCATACATACGCTTACACTTAGCTTCTTCACGCTCGTATCCATGAGCCTTCATCCATTTAGCAACATCCAAATAAGAAATTTTATGTGCTTCGATATAATCTAATGGATTTGTAGTCTTTTCAATTTTATTCGCAAATTCCGCATGTGTAATACCTTCTTCAATTTCTTCAAGAACGTACTTATAGAACGGATTCTCAGATGGTACACGAGTGTTTGTGAGGATCTGGCTCATTGGATCGTTTTGATCTCGTTTCACGGAACGAATCGTATCCTCGATTTTCTCATGTTCCCTCTTTATATATTCAAAAACTGGGACAGAATTGCCCTTCCAGAAAAAATAAAATGTTCTATCTCTTACTTGTGAGAGTCCGTGGAGGAGGGATTTTGTTTTGAAGATTGAGAAGGTGTATCCATTTGCTTTTGCGACTTGTCTGAGTTTTTCCACCACGGGCGATCCCATCTTGGACGCAAGTCGTGGAGCGTTTTCTCCCCAGAACACTTTTGGTTGGATGTGTTCAAGGACAAATTTAGACGTTTCAAGCATCCAATCATTAGTGCTAGACTCAGAGCTGGCACTAGGGCTAAGGCTACTAAGCCCAGCACAAGGACATACAGTATTAACAACATCAACACTATTATGTACACCGTTCCGCTCGCTGTCATTATCGAGAAGTCGATAAGGCACTTCTCCACCATAGTACTCCAGGAGGTGTTTGTCGTTGTTTGAGAATGCTTCATAACTTAAAATATACTCCGGTCTTGTGCCAAAGGCTTGTTGCATCGCAATAGTTTCGCCACCAATTAGTGGCACAATACTCGCATAGTTCATTATTAAAAAAATTCCTCTAAACTATTTTTTTGACTTGATTCGTAAGCCTTTTTATGTTGAATTGTAACAGCCAATTTTGTTTGGCCTTTCCACGGTCCAGACGTAACTTCTTTTTCCCTAACAGTAATAAATTCTGGGAACAAATCTTTTAGTTTAAGTTGTGCTTCATTATGGAGTTCTAATGTTCTCCAAACAGAACAACCACCGGCAGCATTTGTTTCAGAACAACCTACCATATATTTAGCACTGATTCTATTCTTAAATCCACGAGTCAATAGTTGTAGGTTAATATCAAAATCTTCAGCAGCTTCAACTCTACACCATTCTAAATCCTGTGGGATTTTTGGACCATCAAAAAACCAATTGGTCATCATTCTTTGATTCTCACGAATAGGCCATTGCTTTACGTCTGGGATAACCCATGCTGGTAAGAACCCACCAAAAGAAATACCTTCATCCATCCAACTATTTACTAGATCAAAAGCATCATCAAAGTCTTGATCTGTAAATCTACGTGAAAGCCATTTAGTGCCTTCGCCTGGATTAGGTTCTTTTACAACAAATTCTAAATCATCGTCAAATACCATATGACGTGTATTCTTAAATTCGTTAAAAATCCATTCTCTCGTACCAGCAATTTTATTTATCTCAGCTGGTAACCGTAAAACTTTATCACCATAGATTGCATGCATCTCGTCGTATTCATGCGGTTGAACAGTGAATAGTGTTTGATTCTGATATCTTTCTGGCAGATTGTTATATGTAATCTGTTTATGAGTTCTACCAAGAGTGGGGATAACAATATAATCTATCATAATATAATACTCTGATATGACTGGGGCCTATTGTTTAACCCTATTCGTAAGTTGATTAATTTGAAATAGTAAATCTTCAATTGTATTCATACTTGGTTTCGCCTTTTTTTCAGTGAACGAATTCGAATTGTATACCAGTTTCATCAAACATCTCCTTGGTTTTACGCCAGGAAGCTTCCCATGTTGGTGGTATTTCCATTTCTCGCATAACAACACGCTTTATTCCAACTTGGATAATTCCCTTTGCGCATTCTGAACACACCGGCAGTCCAGTAACATATAGTGTAGCACCATCTAAAGATACTCAATCCCTCTAGGAAATCCATTATAGCCTTGGGCCAACACTTGACCCTTGGCTCCTACCGCCACAGCACCAATCTTGCGTGACGGATCTTTACTCCAACTTGCTACTTCTTCAGCAAGCTTTAAATATCTTTGATCCCACTTTAATCCCATAATGATTGATAATACTTTCCAAATAGCTTCAAACCAGTTTGGATTCTTAAACTCCACTCAAGATTCATTTCTAATTCCCAATCAATATCAGTCAACTATAGGTGAACCATGTTTTAGTTCCTTTAATCTTTTGAGTAATGGTAAAATAATAAGAGAAAGAGTATGGTCCGCACTCCATGTATCGTAATCATGGATAGCAACTTGCACTTTACGTACACCTTCATCTTTGTATGGACCAATCATTACTTTCATATTAATTCACCAAATCGAAATGTCTTTCATAGACGTGAAGATTTTGTACTTGCCAAATAATTGTACCAGCTTCAAGCTTAGGGCTATCACCACGTAAATCATTTAAGTCACTTACTAGATTATCTAGTACGTACTTTTGCCAAGCATAATCGTTTTTGTAACCAAACACGACGTCGTTAGAGCGCATTTGAACGACTGCACAGAGTTGATCTTCTCGGATATAATAGGAAACAGCATTCGTACAAATAAAATCATTCTTGTCATGCTCTTTGTATTCTTCCCAAATTGACGGGCGTGTATAGACCATAGTAGCACGACGAGTTGTGTCAGCATTTAACAGCAGTTCGTCAATAACTTGTCCATACTGGTTATAATATTTATCAGAATAAATCAGATAACCGTAGTTAGAATTGGTTTCACCATGCTTATTTGCACTATGTTTCCAAGCGGCAGGTACACCATTAGGATATTCAATATCATTGACATTGGTACTTTGAGATTCATACCAATCGATTTCTGATTGAATATATTCTTCGTTTGGAGTACCAAAGATAAATGGTTGATCTGCTTCAAAGCATGCACCAATAATTTCAATCATTTTACTACCGGTACGATCAATAGTAAACATACCTTCATCTAAATAGTGTACGAAGTTTTCTGCAATATCACTTGTTTTTAGCATTGGTTACTCTTTCCCTTAATCCACTGGTTGAAAATCTATGATCACGTTTATTAAAATGTAGTTGTATGTCGCGCTGCTTACAAATATCTCTACCTGTAAACTCTTTATCCCTATATTCTACACCAAGAACGCGAATTTGTACATCCCTTAATTGCAAAATATCTTCAAGATCTGATTCATACAAATATGGGATAATCTCATCAACATATTTAACAGCTTCTAATTGTGTATATCTTTCCACAATTGTTTGCACAGGTGAATTCTTTTCTTTACGATCAATACTCGGATCGATCTGTAAGCATGCGATTAAATAATCACATTGA